AGGAAACACAGCAATGGCACTCGCTAAATTTTTAACTAAGCAATTAGAAGCAATGGACAAGGCAGCTAAGAAATTCACAGGTAGCCCCGGCTATGATGAAGAGACAGCAATGGCTCAGAAAGAATTTGCTAAAGAAAAGAAAGCAGAAGCTTCTAAGAAGTTAACTAAGAAAGAAGAAGCTGCTGCAGATAAAGAAGCCTATGCTTCTGCTATGGGCAAAGATAAGCCTGCAGCTAAGAAGGGTGCTTTGACTGAGAAAGAAAAGAAAGACCTACAGCAATCTTTGGATTACAAGAGTGGTGGCTATGTGTCTAAAAAGAAAGTAGCTATGGCTAAGGGTGGTTCTGTAGTTAAGATGAACAAAGGTGGCTATGCTAACTGTGGTGCTTCTGTTAAACCTGCTATGGCTTGTGGTGGCATGGCTATGAAGAAGAAGTAATACTATGGCTACTAAGAACTGGATTCAAGAAGCTATCAAGAAACCCGGTGCTTTGCGTAAGTCCTTAAAAGTAAAAGAGGGTGAAACTATCCCTGCTAAAAAACTAGACAAGGCAGCTAAAGCACCCGGTAAGATGGGGCAACGTGCTCGACTAGCTAAGACATTAAAGACATTAGGAAAATAACATGCCATCTAAATCAGATAACTTCTTTACCCGTATTAAAGAGAATGTAATGGGTACTAAAGAAGAGAATGCCCAAGCAGAGAAAGATATCGCTAAGTACAAAGAATCTAAGGCTAAAGAGAAGGCTGCTGAAGAAGCTAAGAAGACTAAAATGGCTAAAGGTGGTGCAGTAGCTAAGAAAGCACCAGCTAAGAAAACAGCTTCTAAGAAACCTACACTGGCAGTGATGATTGCCGTAGGTAAGCCAAAGATGAACAAAGGTGGTATGAGCAAGAAGAAGTGCTAAGTCATGACTCAAGATGATTTAGAAATTAACTCTTTAACTCAGGAATTAATTGCTGCTAAGAAAGCTGCAGCGGGTAGATCTGTTCCTGACTCTAGGTTAAATAAGCAGATTCAAGATTTACAAAATGCGATACAACAAAAGAAGTCTGCTACTCTATCAACTCCCGGAATGCGTAAAGGTGGTTCTGTGATTAAAAAATCTGGTTCTAAAGCTGCTAAGGCAGGTGTTACTAAATTCTCCCCAGTAAAAACTAAGAAGATGGCTGATGGTGGCGTAGCGACAGCGAGCAAGGGTTTGACTAAAAAGCAAACTGCTAAGGTCGGTAAAGTTATGGGCGAGTTCAAAGACAAGTCATTACACTCTGGTAAGGGTGGTCCTGTAGTTAAGAATCCAAAGCAGGCTATTGCCATTGCTTTATCTGAAGCACGCAAAGTGAAGAAGAAGTAAGTGAGTATTACATCCTATCCACCATTAGCTAGTAATACTGGATCTTCCCTTGCAGCCCCTTGGGAGATGCAGGTTGCTCGTGGTAAAGTAGCCGATGTTAGTCAGGTTAATATTTTTGCCTTTTCAGATAATGTTAAAACTACATTTTACACACTGTGGGAATTAACAGGAACTACACAATTCGCTTTTCCTGCATCTGCAGTAACTATGACTCTTGCCAGTACGTCTGCTTCTGATAATACAAGAGCTACTGTTCTAATTAATGGGCTAGACTCCAGTTGGAATCTGCTATCTGAAACGGTAACTCTAAATGGAACATCGAATGTAACTACAACAAACCAGTTTCTACGTATTAATAGCATGATTCTGACTAGCACAGGTACAGGTCAAACTACTAACGTAGGTTCGATCACGGCAAAAAATGGTGGTATTACTTATTCTCAAATTTCAGCAGGTGTAGGAAGGTCACAAGCCGCTGTGTACTCTGTACCAAATGGGTACACAATGTATCTTGGGTCAATCAATGCTTTTAATGGTGACGCTGCGGCTGGTAATGCAATCAATTATCAAGTAAAAAGCACAAATAATGCCCAAACCAACCCTGTAACCCTTACTGTATTGCAAACAGCATGGGATTCAAAATATCAAGTAATACGCAATAATCCATTCCCTTACACGCAAAAGACAGATATCCAATGGCAATTTTCTACCGCTAGTGGAACACATTCTGTGGGTTTAATTTTGCAAGGTGTTTTAATTAGTAATACTGCTGCGTAAAGACTATGCCAACTAAAAATAGAACACTTGGAAAAGTCTTAACGACATCTAACAGCGATATCTACACAGTACCTACAAGATGGAATTCTGCAGTTACTAGTATTATTGTAGCTAACACTACAAGTTCTTCTAAACAAGTCTCAATTGAATGGTATGACTCTGTCAATACCACTTGGTACTACATTATGAAAGATACGGTACTAGTACCTAATAGTGTATTACAAATTGAAGAACCTTTGTATCTTATTGCAACCGATCAGATTCGTGGGTTAGCTAGTGTTGATTCTAGTGTTACAGTAACAATTAAACTATTTGAAGACTTCGCTACGGCTCTATAACTATGGCAACTAAAAAGAAATCAACCGTTAATGCTGCAGGTAACTACACAAAGCCTGAACTACGCAAGCGTATTGTGTCAGCAGTAAAGTCTTCAGCTACGCAGGGAACTGGTGCTGGAGAGTGGTCTGCTAGAAAAGCACAGCTAGTAGCTAAGAAGTATAAAGCTGCTGGTGGAGGATACAAGTGAGTGCACTAAAGAAACCACAGGAATCCTTAAAGGCTTGGGGTAAACAAAAGTGGACTACTAAGTCTGGTAAGAAGTCTTCTGAGACAGGGGAGCGTTACTTACCTGAGAAAGCAATTAAGGCATTAAGCTCTGCAGAATACGCAGCAACAACTAAGGCTAAGCGTGAGGGTACTAAAGCTGGTAAGCAGTTTGTAGCCCAGCCAAAGACAGTAGCAAAGAAGGTCAAACCATTTAGGAAAACAGTATGAAAAAAGGTCTAATGTCCCCCGAGATGGATTGTTGCTATGAGGTAATTCCCTCTGTAGATCCAAAGCAAAATAAAATAAATCTAGAAAAAACTATTAAGGATTGGAATCTAGGTCCTGAAGTAGCTTCTCCCAAACCCGGAGATAATAAAGAGTACTGGGTCATGATGGCAGATATCTGGGGTGTAGAAGAACCAGAAGCAAGACGTATGCTATGTGCTAACTGTGAGTACTTTGATAATACACCAGAACAACAAGAAGCAATGGAGAGTGTTCCTTTTAATCATTTCGATGCAGATGGTGGCGGTAAGGGTTGGTGTACTAAGTTTGATTTTATCTGCCATAACTTACGTGTATGCCAAGCATGGGAACGTAAAGAATATGAAAGTGAAGAAGACTAATGGCAAGAGAGCTAACAGAAAAACAGTCTATGTTCCTTGAGGTTCTATTTGAACAAGCTCATGGAGATGTTGTACGTGCAAAAGAACTAGCTGGCTACTCAGCCAATAGTCCTACTTCTGAAATCATTAAAGGACTTAAAGATGAGATCATGGAACGTACTCAACTATACATGGCACGTAATGCTCCTCGTGCTGCTATGTCAATTGTATCTGGCATGGTAGACCCAACAGAATTAGGATTACGTGATAAACTGTCAGCAGCTAAGGATCTTTTAGATCGTGTAGGTTTAGTTAAGACAGAGAAGGTACAAGTCGAAGCTACTAACGGTTTAATGATTCTTCCACCTAAAGAAAAAGAACCTGAACAAGATTAACTATGGTACGTGCTGCGGTTGGAAAGTGGATACTACCCCAGCCTGAAGAAGCTAAGAGTACTGGGGAATATGTTTCAATCCCAAGGAATGCTAAGATATGGGTACCTTTTGGGTACAAAGTATCCGAGACAGATGAGACAATGTTAGATCCCATTCCTTTGGAATTAGAATCACTAGAGCAAGCAAAGAAATACTTAAAGCAATATCCGTCTAGGCAAGTGGCAGCATGGTTAACCAAGATAACAGGCAGAGAGATATCACACGCTGGATTACTAAAAAGAATAAAAAATGAGCAGCGAAACAAGACAAAAGCTTCTACGCTCAGAGGATGGGCTACAAGGTACAAAAAAGCGATTGAAGAAGCGGAGAAGCTCGAACAAAGACTCGGAAGTAAAAGAGACACCAGCACCGATACAGCTGATGCAGTCAAGTGAAGAAGAAGAGATAATGCATATTACTGACTTAGAAGGTCAGAACATTATCTTTAAACCGAATGTAGGACCACAGACTTACTTTTTAGCAGCACCAGAACGTGAAGTATTGTACGGAGGTGCAGCAGGAGGAGGAAAATCTTATGCTATGCTTGCTGACCCCCTACGATATATGGGGCATAATGCTTTTAGCGGTCTTCTGTTACGTCATACTACTGAAGAACTTCGAGAATTAATCTGGAAATCACAGGAAATGTACCCGAAGATCTATCCGGGTATCAAGTGGTCAGAAAGAAAGATGCAGTGGGTAGCTCCAAGTGGGGCTAGATTGTGGTTTTCATACCTTGATAGAGACGAAGACGTACTCAGATACCAAGGTTTAGCGTTTAGTTGGGTAGGATTTGACGAGTTAACGCAGTGGTCTACCCCATTTGCGTGGAACTATATGCGTTCTCGTCTACGTAGTACTGCTCCAGACCTACCAATCTTCATGAGAGCTACAACTAACCCCGGTGGACCGGGTCATGCATGGGTTAAAAAGATGTTTATTGACCCATCACCTGCAGGAAAAGCGTTTTGGGCTACAGATATTGAGACAGGGCAAACATTAGCCTACCCTAAAGGTCATAGTAAGGATGGTCAACCCCTGTTTAAGCGTAGGTTTATACCTGCAATGCTGACAGATAACCCGTATCTTGCTGATCAGGGTGATTATGAGACGATGCTTCTCTCTTTACCAGAGCATCAACGCAAGCAACTGTTGGAAGGTAACTGGGATGTATCAGAAGGTGCAGCTTTTCCAGAGTTTAACCGTCAGATTCATGTTATTGACCCGATGGACATACCTAAAAACTGGGTTAAGTTCAGAGCGTGTGACTATGGTTACGGTTCTTACTCAGCCGTTGTCTGGTTTGCTGTAAGTCCTAGCGAACAGCTGGTAATCTACAGGGAATTGTACGTTAGTAAGGTACTTGCCAAGGATTTAGCAGTAAAAGTACTAGAAGCTGAGCAGAATGATGGGACTATTCGCTATGGTGTACTGGATAGTTCCTGTTGGCACAAGCGTGGTGATACAGGTCCATCACTTGCAGAGCAAATGATCATGCAAGGGTGTAGATGGCGACCATCAGACCGTAGTGCTGGTAGTCGTGTAGCAGGTAAGAATGAAATACATAGACGTTTGCAGGTAGATGACTTTACAGAAGAGCCAAGACTGGTTATAACTAGCAACTGTACTAATCTAATTGCACAACTTCCTATCCTGCCTTTGGATAAACACAATCCAGAGGATATTGATACGAAGTCAGAGGATCACCTCTACGATGCTATGCGTTACGGTATAATGAGTAGACCTAGAAGTAGCTTATTTGATTTTAATCCGATGCACCAGAAATCTGGAATAACGGTAGCTGATCCAACATTTGGATATTGAAGGTAAAGAATGATAGAAAAAAAGTTCCTAGAAGACGAGTCAATTAACTTAGGTGATGTGTCTAACATCAACGAAGAGGATGCAGTAGCTGGTCCTATCGTACAGTTATTGATGGATAAGTACACTAAGGCTGAGACTGCAAGACGTAACGATGAAGAGAGATGGCTTCGTGCCTATCGTAACTATCGTGGCTTGTATGGTCCTGATGTCCAATTCACAGAGACAGAGAAGAGCCGTGTCTTTATCAAGGTAACTAAGACTAAGACTCTAGCTGCCTATGGTCAGATTATTGATGTACTGTTCTCTAACAACAGTTTCCCTATCAGCGTAGATCCTACTACATTACCTGAAGGTGTAGAAGAAGACGTTAGCTTTGATATGAATGAAGCTAAAGTTCGTGAAGCTTCTCCTGACTTTTCTCCTTACGGATACAAAGGCGATGGTAAAGATCTACCTCCCGGTGCTACATACAAGACACTTCAAGATAGACTAGGTCCTCTTACTGATGAACTGTCAGGCATAGATAACCTTAACTCAGGTCCCGGTCTAACGCCTTCTTCTGCTACCTTTAGCCCAGCTATGGTTGCTGCTAAGAAGATGGAGAAGAAGATTAAAGATCAGCTTGAAGAAAGCAATGCAAGTAAGCAGCTAAGATCTACAGCTTTTGAGATGGCACTCTTTGGTACAGGT